CATGCAGAATCTGCAGCAGCAAAACGCACAGCTCCAAGAGCAGCTGGCCATGATCATGGGTGAAATGCAGGGCGGTGCCCCGGGCATGACTCAGGGTCAAGCGCCGAAGAATATGCTGCCTGACGGCAGCCAAGTTGGTGGTCGCGAAGGAAATATGATGTCGCCGCGCCCCAACGGTGTTTGACTTTTTCTGAATTTGTTGTATAGAATCCACACATGAAGATTTTTGTAGGCCAAAAGCCTGATCGGCAGCACATGCAAGCGTTGATTCGCTGCAAGCTGCAAGAAAACGAAGCGCTACTGGCGCTGTTCCGAACCAAGCTGGAGGAGACCAAGGTCTCCTTGATGCAAGCAGAGGAACCGCACCGTTTGTACCGCCTCCAAGGTCAGGCTCAAGCCTTATCAGATTTCCTCGAAGCGGTTGAAAAATCGTCAGAGGTCTTCGACCGGATCAAATGATCCGAATTTTGTAAATCCGAGCAAACCATTATGTGAACGGCAGACCGCAGTAGGAGCCTGAAGCAGAGTTGGAGCCCAAGGAGAATTGAATGGCATTGCCAAGACAAGTAGAAGCGCAGTTACGAGAACTGGAAGCACTGGAAAAGCAGCTCGCAGAGGGCCAGAATCCTGCACCCGCAGACCCTGAACCAACGCCAGCAGAGCCTCCCCAAGACCCACAGCCTCAGCCAGCTGAGCCCAAACCTGTTGAGCCAACGCCGACACCGACCGAGCCAGTAGTCGCGGAAGAGAAATGGGAGCAGAAGTACAAAACCCTCAAGGGCATGTACGACGCCGAAGTTCCTCGCTTACATGCAGACTTGCGTGATCTCAAAGCCCAAGTGGATAGCCTCCGCAAAGCCTCTGAGACCAAGCCAGCCGAGCAAGCTAAGCCCGCAGCTCCTACGAAGTTGGTGACTGATGCTGATGTTGAAGCATTTGGTTCTGACCTCATCGAGGTCCAACGCAAAGTTGCCCGCGAAGTGGCAGCAGAGTTTCGAGGCGAGCTAGACGCCATGAGAGCCGAGAATGAGAAGTTGCGCGAGCAGCTGACCAGCACTGGCACCCAAGTGTCCGAAGCAAGTTTTGAGCAGCGCCTGTACCGTATGGTGCCGGACTTTGAAGCAGTCAACGCTGATCCCAAGTGGATCGCTTGGCTCAACGAAGTTGACCCGCTGCTCCGAGCCCCCCGATCTTCTGTTGCGCAGCAAGCGTTCAACCGAGGCGATGCTGAAGGTGTTGCACACTACGTGGCGATGTTCAAACAGACCATTGCGCCCGTGGAGCAAAAAGCCGACAAGACCGAAGAGCTGGAACGTCAACTTCAGCCGAATCGAGGTGCCACAAGCGCCCCACCTACCTCTCAAAAGGGTAAGGTCTACACCAACGCGGACATTGAAAAAATGTTCCGCAAGGCGACAGACTTGGGGACAAAAGGGCAAGTCGATGCGGCAAAGAAACTTGAAGCTGAAATTGATGCTGCGTACATGGAAGGTCGCGTAATTGCGTGACCAGTGACACAGCGTTGAACCCCAACCTGTTTTTAATTTAGGAGGCCATCATGGCTGCAGTTTATCCCGTCCAATCGCCGTTCAACACGAACCCTTCGTACTCCGGCGCTTTCATCCCCACCCTGTGGTCTGGCAAGTTGCTGGCCAAGTTCTACCAGAACACCATGTTGTCGGAAATCGCCAACACTGACTATGAAGGTGAACTGAAGAACCAAGGCGATACCATCCGTATCCGTCTGGCTCCTTCGATCAGCATCTCTGACTACACCGTTGGCCAGAACCTGTCGTACGAAGTCCCCACTCCTATCTTCCAAGATATGCAAGTGAACAAGGGCAAGTACTTCGGCGTGCAAGTCAACGACGTGCTGGCTTATCAGTCCGACATGAACCTGATGAACATGTTCACCGAAGACGCTGCCAAGCAGTTGAAGATCGCCATCGAAAACGAAGTGTTCTTCAACAACATGGTCACTGAAGGCCCTGCCGCTGCCAACGAAGGCGCTACTGCTGGTGCTATCTCTGCTGCCTACAACTTGGGCACAGACACCGCTCCTATCGACCAAGCCACTCCTGAGAACGTGCTGAAGGGTATCCTGCGCATGTCCACAGTGCTGGACGAGCAGAACGTGCCTGAAGATGGTCGCTGGTTGGTTATCAGCCCCTACGACCGTCACCTGTTGATGCAATCCAACATCGCTCAAGCCTACTTCACTGGCGACGCTCAGTCGACCATCCGTAGCGGCAAGATCGGTATGTTGGACCGCTTCACTGTGTACGTGTCCAACTTGCTGCCTCGCGGCGCTGCTGGCAAGGCACTGGTTGCTGGTTTGACTGACCCTGCCACTGGCGGTGCTGTGTCTAGCGCCAAGGCCCGTCGCGTGATGGTTGCTGGTACCAAGGCAGCAATGTCCTTCGCCATGACCGTGAACAAGACTGAGCCTCTGCGTAACCAGACTGACTTCGGCGACATCGTCCGTGGTTTGGCTGTGTACGGTCGCAAGACTGTCAAGCCTGAAGCTCTGGTCGTTGCCCAAGTCGGCTCCGCCACCTGATGAACAGGGCCCCTTCGGGGGCCCTTTCTATTCCATCATTCTTTGGAGATTCTCATGTCTACTCAATTTGCTCGCAGCATTGGCGGCTACCAAACAGCCACCGCTGGCACAACCCAAACTCAAGCCGGTGCTACTGCACTGACCGGCGCTGTGAACGTCGTTACCACTGGCAATGCCAGCGACGGCGTCAAGCTGCCTGCTGAGCGCCCTGTCGGCGACATCGTTCACATCGTGAACATTTCTGCTGCTGCTTTGAACGTGTACCCAGCTACTGGTGGCGCGATTAACGGCGGCTCTGCCAACGCAGCCAAGGCCTTGGCCGCTAACATGTCTGGTGCTTACATCAGCTTGGGCAGTGAAAACTGGGGCGCTGTTCTCAGCGCCTAATAGGTGGCACAATAAAGGGGCTCTTCGGAGCCCCTTTTACATTTAACGGAGTAATGAATGAACGTCCATGACCTTCTCGACCGCCTTGGCGGTGAAATCCTGTCCAACAAAGCCCGCGCTACAGTTAACGGCAAGATCGTCATCCTTGCCCGCATGAACGGCGACGACTGGGTGTACACAGACGAAGGCCAAGAGTTGGCCAACGCGCACTCCAATGCTGCCGTTGAGGAGGCCGCAGCCAAGCCCAAACGCGCCAAGAAGGCCCCAGAACCTGTGGATGAAGCCCAACCTACCACTGAAGCTCCTGCTGCGGTAGAATCGGGCGATGTAGCGCCTGAACTGTGAGGTAGACCATGGCCACCGTAAAAGTTGTTGACCTGATTGTGAGAGCAAAGACGCTCTTGCAGGACGAAGACTCTGTGCGGTGGACCGTTGCCGAGCTGCAGTACTGGCTCAACGATGCGTACAAGGAAACGATCGGGCTGCGCCCCGACGCCAACACGCAGACAGCCGAGTACACCTGCGTGGCTGGCCCACGACAGGTTCTTACAGGCAGCTTCCCCAACGCCATTCGGCTTGTTGAGGTTGTGCGCAACCTCGCTGCCACGTCGAACAAATACAGCGTCAGATTAACTGACCGCCGTAGTCTGGATACGCAGCGCCGCTCGTGGTATTCGGACACGCCAAGCGCCAGCGTCGAGCTCTACATGTTCGACCCGCGCACCCCCAAAGAATTTCTGGTGTACCCGCCAGCTTCGACCGCTGCACGCCTTGAAGTGATCTACTCCGTGCTGCCGCTCGAACACGCGCTGACAGACGCACAGCTGTTGAACCCCACTACGGCAGAGACGATCCGCATTGACGACATCTTTGCCACCGCGCTGTTTGATTACATGCTGTATCGTGCCTTCAGCAAGGACGCTGAGCAGACAGCCATGATGAACAGAGCCGTGGCCCACTACCAAGCGTTCCAGAATGCTCTTGGTGTCAAACAACAAGTTGCTGCTGCCTCGCAGCCGGGAGTCGCGTAATGGCCAAAACATGGGACGATTTTCTTCCTCTGCTGTCGCCGCATCTTAGCGGGTGCCCCAACGCGACAATGAAGGAGTATCTGGGCATCGTGGCCTCGGATTTCTTCGCTCGTTCGTATCTGTGGCGCGAGCAGATCGACGCGATCTATGTAGCCGCAAACCAAGTTGACTACGACTTGGATGCCGATGCTGTGGTCGAGGACGTCATCTCTGTAGTCCATAACGAAGCCCCGCTGACGCGCTCGGACCTGCGCTTGATTGGCACTGAGAAGTTGTCTGAAGTCGGAGAGCCCCGGGAGTACTGGGTTCAGGCTGACCAGAGCATTCGCATTTTTCCAACGCCAGAAGAGCGTACAACGCTCAAGGTGTACGCCGTTCTCAAGCCTAGCCGCTCTGGCACGGGCGTAGAGGATTGGATTTATGAGACTTGGGCTGACACGCTTGTGAGTGGTGTTGTCGCACGACTGGCCATGATCCCCAACAAAGAGTGGACCGACGTGGCTATGGCCACTTCACAGAAGGCTACCTACGAACGAGCGATCACGACCGCCCGAGTACGTGACTTTCGCGGCGTCAGATTGATGGTGCGCCAGCGCCCAGCAGCATAAGGAACGACGATGACTGACAAGATCAAACTGGTTCAGGGCGACACACGCCCTGCCCTCGTCTGCACCATCACAGACGACACGACCAACACGCCCGTAGACATTACAGGGGCAACAGTTGCCCTGAAGTTCCGTGCTGCGGGCGCAACTACGTTGACCGCTACCGTTACTGGAACTGTCACCAATGGCGCGGCTGGGCAAGTTGTTTTTTATCCTGCGTCTGCCCCGGCAATGTTACAAGGTGCTCCCGGCGACTACGAGGGTGAAATTGAGATCACGTTTGCCGACAGTCAGATTCAGACCGTGTATGACACGCTGCGCTTCAAGGTGCGTGAGGACTTCTGATGGCCATTCGTGGCACCAGCAACACGACTACGTCATCTCTGCGTGCTGTAAAGCCGCGAGTTAGCGTTAGTGTCGTCAATGCCAGTATCAGCGCAGACACGGTCACTTTAGCAGCTGATGTTGCGTATGCCCAGCTTAACCGCAGTGTCAGCTTCGTAGATGCCAAAGCCTCAGCTAGTGCGGTAATTCCAGCGGCTGATGTTGCCTACATATTGCTGAACGCAGATGCTATATTGGACAGCACTGGTAAGTTCCGCTACGTTCCAGAGATCGTCATTGTGGGCGACACTGTCGCGCTTGCAGTTGCCAAGCAGTTCACAGATGCCATCAGCATCGGGGCGACAGCCGATACGTTGACGCTGCAGGTTAGTAAGTCGCTGCAGGATTCTGTCAGCTTCACTGAGGTCTTTGTAGCCACACTGGAGTTTATTCGCTCGTTCGCGGACTCTGTGACAATTGCAGACGCCGCCGCGCTCGCAGTTGACAAAGCGCTTGCAGACGCAGTGACGTTCAGCGAGACATCGGTACGTTCCTTCATAAAGTCTTTGTCTGACGGCGTGGCTATGAACGACTCGTTCGACTTGGGCGACGGAGCTGTGTTCTCGTTCACCAAAGGCATAACCAACGTCGTTTTCACAGGCGATGCGCTGGCGTCCAGCTTTGTAAAAGTGCTAACAGACACACAAGCGGTAAATGACGCGTTGAGCTTCAGCTTCAGCACCAGCTTCAGTGACAGCGCAATTACGACAGACGCGCTTAGTGCCGCAGTGCAAAAGTACTTGGCCAGTGCGTTTACTCTGGCCGACAGCATCAGTAAACTGACGTCGAAGTCAGTTACGGTAGATTCGTTTGGGGTCAGCGATGCTATTGTAAATTCGCATAGCAAGCCCTTTAGCGATATGATAGCGACCACATCTGCTGGCGCTCTTTTGTCGCAGGGGTACTGTGACATCACGTACTTCGCTGAGGACTATGTCGGCGAATCCAGAACCTTTTCATAGGAGCTTTTCATGCTTAACGATCAGATCAAAATCACCGGCCAAGTGCGCATCGTCGTCACCGGCGCGGACGGCCAAATCAAAGACCAGCGCGAGATCAAGAACTTGGTTGTTACAACCGGCAAAGGGTTCATTGCAGCCCGCATGGTTGGCACTCCTACAGAGATGAGCCATATGGCACTCGGAGCGTCTAGCACTGCAGCTGCTGCTGGAGACACTGCACTTGGTTCTGAACTTGGCCGCGTTGCTCTGGCTTCGGACTCCGTCACTGGCGCGGTCGTGACATACACTGCGTCGTTCCCAGCTGGCACGGCTACTGGCGCGATTGTCGAGGCCGGTGTGTTCAACGCTTCCAGCTCTGGCACGATGCTGTGCCGCACAGTATTCGCTGTGGTCAACAAAGGTGCAGACGACGCCATGAGCGTCACTTGGGCCATCACAGTTTCCTGATAGGGGGCCTTCATGGCTACGATCGTCACCCGCGCTGGTAAGGGGTCTCCGCTGACCAATGCGGAGGTCGATGCCAACTTCACAAATCTCAACGACGACAAAGTTGAGCAGACTTCTACGACCGGCTCAGCCAAGATACCAGCAGGTACTGAGGCTCAGCGGGATGGCACTGCAACAGCGGGTATGTTTCGGTTCAACACCGACACTGACTCCTTTGAAGGCCACAACGGCACGGCATGGGGCGCTGTAGGCGGGGGCAACACTACCACGGCTGGTATGTGGGAAAACTCTGCTTCGATTTCAGAGAACTACGCTATCACAGCAGGCAACAACGCAGTAAGCGCTGGGCCAGTCACGATCGCAAGCGGCGTAACGGTAACAGTGCCTTCCGGCTCCGTGTGGACCGTGGTGTAAAGGAAAAAACATGCCAGTGACAATTAACGGAACAACGGGCATTTCCAACGACGGTGGCTACACAGGCGACGGTGTAGTTTTTGCTGACGCCACCCCGGCAAACACGCTGGTGACGACCACTGGCGGTAACGTGGGGATTGGGACGAGTTCGCCTGCGTATCCGTTGGACATTGTTGGCGCGCAAATCCGGCAAAGTAGCTCGTCGGCTTTGGGTACAAGGATGACTTTTGTGAGCACCTCCACAAACGGACGCTCTTACCAAATCGGCTCAAACTTTTCTGTCGGGGCTGGTGAGTTTGCAGTCTACGACTTAACGGCAGCGGCAAATCGGCTAGTAATTGACTCCAGTGGCCGGGTTTTGGCACCATTCCAGCCAGCCTTTTTTGCTGGACTGAGCGCCACCTTTGCTCACCCCTCTGGTGTTGCAAAAATAGCAGGGACATTCACAGCTACCGTGAACATTGGATCAGGATTCAATACATCAACACAACGGTTTACTGCTCCCGTGTCTGGAACGTATTACCTAAGCGCCTGTGTTGGAACAAACTCTGGCGGTGGCACTTTTTCTTACCTGAGTTCTGAAGTTTGGGTCAATGGGTCTAGACGAATTATTGGCGGGTGGGATGGTGGTGGGTCCGCATATGGAAAAACCAGCACGTCTGGAGTTGTTTACTTGAACGCGAGTGATTACGTAGAGCTTTATTGCGAGGCAAGCAAGGCTTTTACTGTCGAGGGAAACTCGTCTTCAACTTTCTTGTCGGGTCACTTGGTTGGGTAAAAGGACAGCATCATGCAAATCACAATTAATCTTTCCGATGCAGAGCACAAAGCTCTGGCCTCAGTCGCCGTGCTTCCGGGGGACTGGATCAATAACATGGCGCATGAACGCTGCCGTATAGCCATCGAGGAGATTGTTGCCGTTACGGTGCAGAAGTGCCTCGAAACCAGCACGCAGATTCCCGGCTCAAAAGACGAGATGGTTGAGCTGGCTTTTGCTCAGGGCTGGGTAAAAACAGCAGCGCAGCGTAACGCCGAGTACGAGGCCAACAAGGTTCCGACATGAGCACCGTCGTAACAAAGAACGTGCAGGTTGGAACTTCAGGCACTGCTGCACAAAACTTCACGCTGTACCAGCCCGCCTCCCCGGACGGCACGGTTCGCCTTGCCAACGGCAACAGCGGCACAACCACCGACCTCGTGACGGTGACTTCTGCCGGTAACGTAGGTATTGGGACGAGTTCGCCGGTTCAAAGACTGACTATCGCTGGTGGTATTGGCCTTTTTGGTGGCGCAGGAGTGTCTGGCAACGCCTTCTATCCATACTACAACTCCGCGACAAGTTATAACGCGATTGGCTCTGACGGTAGTGGGGGCATGACGTTCATTACGGGCGTTACGGCACCAAGTGTTCGCGCAACCATTGATAACGTCGGCATGTTCGTGCCCGGGGCAAATGCCACCTACGATTTGGGGTCGACGTCCCTGCGCTGGCGCAACGTGTACACCAGTGATTTGCATTTAAGCAACGGCATTGGCAACTACACCATCGTCGAGGGTGAGGAAGACCTGTTTTTGTACAACAACAAGAACGGCAAGACCTACAAATTCGCTTTGATTGAAGTTGACCAGAGCGAAGCTCCACCAAAGATGAAGGAAGCCTGATGCCCGTCTACGTTGGTAATGGCTCTTTGGAAGGCGGCGGCAGTGCGCTGACCGTCAAGGACTCCAGTGGAAACGCTGTTTTTGCGCAGGGCGTAGCAGCAGGCACCGGGGGTACTTTCGGCTATCTCAACACCACAAGTTCGCCGGGGTTTATTGCGGGCTCTGCAAGCGATCCGGGCTGGGTGGCCATAGCCTCCGACACTTGGGCCAAGGTCAACCAGTACGCCACAACAGTTGCCTACAACCGAGGCAGTCACTACAACACGAGCACCACAAGGTTTACAGCGCCGGTCACCGGTCCGTACTTGTTCATCTGGAGCGTGTACTCGTACCAATCTAGTTACTTCCACCCACAGTTTGCCGTTAACGGCAACGTCGCCCTGCGGCGTGGCGTCACTCCGTACAGGATTCGCGGGTATGGGTTCGCGTCAAATTACCAAACTGATGCTCAGATTGAAGAGACAATATACCTTTTGGCTGGCGACTACGTGGAGGTTTACACGTATGCTGGCGGTGGCGGTGCCAACATGTACTCATACTACGGTCTTTTCTCTGGCGTTTTCGTGGGGTGATGCATGCCGTTTAACATCAATGGAACAACCGTAACTGGCGGCACCAGCATTACCGCCACCGACGCAAGCAGCAACAAAATTTTTCAGCAGCTCAGCACGGGTCAGGTTTTGAAGCCAACCACGAGCGGTGGTGGTGTGCTAATCCCAATGTTCAATGTTGGCTGGGGTACAGGCGCTTGGGCTGACATTGGTGGTGTTGTTCCATTCAACTACACCGGGGGCAATGGCTACTTCAATGTCGGTGGCTGTTACAACACTGGCACGTACGCGTTCACAGCCCCATGGACTGGGCTGTACTTGTTCAAGCAGCATGTTTATACGTACGGCGCTACCAGCACTGTTGGCTGGTACTACCACCCGCTATTTTTGGTAAACGGCAGCCAAACAGCGCGACGCCCCGGGGGTACGCCTTATAGAATGCGAGCGTATGGCGTAGATGCCACATACGGCTGCGACAGTGATTGCTGCGAATTGATCTACTTGACCGCAGGCGACTATGTGCAGGTGTATTTACCGAGAAGCGGAACCATGCAGGGCTACCAATCTTATTCAGCTTGGAGCGGGTCTTACCTGAGCAACTGATATGCCAATCAACATCAATGGGGCCACAGTCCAGACCAGCAACAGTGCCTTGAGCATGACGGCCAACTCCATCACGGGCTTGAACATCAACAGCTCCAACTTCCCAGTTCAGTCAAACCGTCCGTACTTTTGCGCAACGGGAAATCAAGGTGCTTGGCAAAACATGACGGGTGGGACGTGGACCACCATTGTCTTCAACACCACCAACATAAATAACGGCTCGGGCTACAACACATCAGACGGGTTGTTTACCGCGCCTGTGAGCGGCATCTACTATTTTGAGATGTCGATGTACTGCTCGAAAACAGGTGGCGGGGTTACAGATTACACGCACCCGGTTTTTATCATCAACGGCGGTTTCTCAACTCGGCAGGCAACACCCTCGGGTACGCCAGCGTACAGACTTCGCGGGCGTACATACATAGCGGGTGGCTACAATTTCGATACGCAGATCAACGATGTTTTTTACTTGGCGGCGGGGGATAATGTGCGGACGTATGTGTACAGCAGTGTGACGCAGCAGTGGTACCCACCGTACGCCCAGTTCACGGGCTTTTTAATTGGTTAAAGGAGCAGAAAATGGCAATGACAATTACGGTTCAGTTGACGGACTTGGATGAAAAGTGCATGCGGTACTTGGCTGCAAGCCCGCAGGAGTGGGTAGAGAACTTTGTGGCCTCTCGAATTTTTGCAGCCAAGCAGGAGATTTATCAAGCTGAGGTCCGCAGGATGACAGAAGACCCGTCGGTAGATACAATCCCAGCAAGCGTGGATGCTGTGGTTGCGCAGGCGCAAATACGCTACGCGGATGAACAGCCCACCATTCCGTCAATGGCTCCGCCACAAGGGTAACCCAACAACGGGGCGACATGCCTTAAAGGCCATACCATGAGTATCGTAAAAGTTCAAGGCAACGCCAGCGGCAGCGGCGCGTTTACGCTTGCATCCCCGAACAGCAACAACGACCGCACGGCAACGCTTCCTGACGCGACCGGTACACTTGCATTGGCAAGCACAACCGTGGTGGCTGGCAGCTACACATCCGCTGACATCACTGTAAACGCGCAAGGCATTGTTACTGCAGCAGCAAACGGCTCTGGAGGCGGTGGCACTTCAGCAAGTGTGCAGTTCGGGTCTTTAGGTATTGGCACTCCCGCATCCGGCACTACGGGTGAGATTCGAGCGACAAACAACGTCACCGCTTACTTCTCGTCGGACGTCAAGTTTAAGGAAAACGTCGCTGAGATCACCGATGCAAGCAGCATTGTGCGGGCCATTGGCGGGAAGTACTTCGACTGGACTGACGCGTACATTGCAGAGCACGGCGGCGAAGACGGCTACTTTGTGCAAAAATCAGACTTCGGTGTGATTGCACAGGACGTGCTCCGTGTGTTTCCTCTGGCAGTTCGTACTCGACAGGACGGTTCTTTGGCGGTGGATTACGGTAAACTTGGCGTTTTGGCGTTCCCCGCGCTTGTCGAGACCATGGACCGAATTGACAGGCTTGAGCAGCTAGTTGCAAAATTGATCGAAGGCTAACCATGGACAACCAACAACTCTTCAACCTCGTAGTATCGGTAGCCGGGTTTTTGGCGATCTATGTCATCAACAACCTGACGCGCACGATCCAGCGGCTGGAAGACAAGGTCAATGAGCTGCCGCACACCTACGTAGCCAAGGATGACTACCGAGCTGACATCGCTGAGATCAAGTCGATGGTCAAGCAGATTTTCGACAAGCTGGACGGCAAAGCCGATAAGACATGAGAGACTTCGCCGAGGCTCTGGTCGCGGCGATTTTGATTGTCGGTATTGTCATCTGGACAACCAAAGTAATGGTTGAGGTGTTATGGACCCGCTAAGCGCTCTTGCAGCCGTATCTGCTGCCGTAAATCTGGTCAAGAAGGCCGTCAAGACTGTCGATGACGTGCGCAGTCTCGGCCCTGTGCTTGGCAAATACTTTGACGCCAAGGCAGACGCTGTCAAGGTGCTCGACGAGGTTCAGAAAGGCGGCTTCAAAGGCTCCAACATGGGCAAGGCCGTGGAGCTGGAGCTGGCGCTTGCGGACGCCCGCAATTTTGAGGAGCAGGTCAAGGGTCTGTTTTTCCCAAACAACATGGACATCTGGGAAAAGATCGTCGCTCGCCGCAAGCAAATGGATGAGGACGACAAGGCCCAGCGCCGCAGGGCCGCAGACGCAGCCAAGCAGGCCCGCAAAAAGCGCAAAGAAAACCTTGAGCTGTGGATCGCCATCACGTTGTCCACCATCGTCTTCGTGATCCTGATGTGGATTGGCATCGAGGTCGTCTACTACTGCCGGGAGGTCAAATGCGGAAGTTGATTTTCGTGGCGTTACTCAGTCTGCTGGCAGCCTGCGAGGAACGGTACCGGTATTTCTGCCAGAATCCTGACAATTTCCACAAAGAGCAGTGCCAAAAACCACGCTGCCAGTTCACGCAGACTTGCCCTGAGTACATGGTGGCCCCTATCTTGGAGAAGCAAATTGACCAAACTAAGCCTTCCGAAACACCAACACCTGTCCGCTGAGCAGATTGAGGTCAGGATATGGGCTTTTGTGGTCGTCATGATCACGCTCATCCTGACGTTCATCGTCATCGCGCTGCTGTATTCCGTGACGTTTGTGACCCAGCCAATCAAGTCAATGGCCCCCATTGACCAAGCCTACACCAAGATGCTCAATGACATCGTGCTGCTGATTGTGGGTGGTATCGGCGGCATCGTTGGCAAGCGGGCCGTTGGCTCTGTGGCAAACGCTATGGCCGGAGGCACACCACCTGCAGCACCTGCGGCTACACCTACCCCGCCGCCAGCTCCGGCCCCGGCTCCTCAGCCAGCCCCTGCGCCTTCTGTGATGCCGAACTTCAACTGGATGGGTTTCAAGAACCCAGAGCTCGACGAGTCATGGACTCCCGGCCCACCACCAACGACTCCGCCTGAGCACATGGAAGACGACGCAGAGCGTGAAATTTTGGCAGCTGCTCGCCAAGAGGTGAAGTGATGTTCGGCGTACCACTCCCGTGGGCGTTGTTCGGCGCTGCTGTCATTGCAGTTGTCACGTACTTCACTGGCCACCACAAGGGCTGGGCTCAGCGTGACGCTGAGATGCAGGTGGAGATTGCCCGCAAGAATGAAGAGTCCCGCGCCAAAGAGCAGGAGATGGCCAAGGCTGTCACAGACAAAGACAACGAGTTGAGAAAGGCAAACGATGATGTCGCCAAGAAACAAACTGACCTTAATCGCCTCATTGCTTCTGGCAGGATGCGCCTCCCCGCCGCCAGTTGTGTACAAGCCAGCCCAAGTGCCGCCCCTGCCCCCGGAAATAGCCCAGAAGCGGGAGCCAAACCTGACGGACAGACTGATCAAGCTGCTGACGCCGAGCGAGAAACCCTCCAGCTCATCGCCCAAATCGCCGCAGACGGAGACAAAGCCATCAACCAGCTCAACGCCTGCATCGACGCCTACAACGAAGTAAGGAACACTCTCAATGGTCAACGCTGAACAACTCAAGCAACTGCACATTGACCCTAAGTGGGTTGACCCGCTGAACGAGACATTCGAGCGTTTCAGCATCTTGACACCCCGCCAGCAGTCTGCTTTCCTCGGCCAGTGCGGGCACGAGTGCGGTAACTTCCGAGTGCTGGAAGAGAACCTGAACTACCGCGCTGAGACCTTGATGCGTATCTGGCCCAAGCGTTTTCCAACGCTGGAGATC